TCCGTTAGACTCTATTAGCTCCCGAGTGAACTCAAAGATAGTTCGTTCACCCGGCTGTGTGATGATGATCATCGCCAGAAGGGCAATAACCGCTAATACGAGTGGATGGTTGGACGTGAAAGAGGCGGGTACCAAGCATAAAAGCTTGATAAAGAACCCCCGCACCTTACCACAGGCCTTCCAAATCTTCAAACAACGCCTTAACAGTGGCGTCATCCAACAGATTGGCCGCGAGGCCACGAATAACCTTTCGGTTATCTGTTGTAGAAGATGAACCGAAGTTACCTTCGATTCTGATATGGTTAGTGTCTACGACACTTTCCACACTGACTCCGTTAATCGTCTCAGTGACGGTCACGGGCACAGAAAGCGACAGCACCGGGCGCAAACGCGCCTTACTGCGGTCGACGGTCTTGAGGGACAGTTTATTATCCCCTATGATTGTACCATCGGACTCATAAAGAGTACCAACAGTCACAGCACCTTGCACGGGAAAGTTTCCGCGCTCGAATGTGTGCGAGACGGGGGTGTCAAGCCCATCGTTGACGGTGATTGAGGTAAGTTGAGGCATATCATCCTCTCCTTTGTTGCGCAAGTGCGAGTAAACTCACAAGCTTGCTTAGGTTAAGGTTTAGGCTTACGCCTATACCAGGAGATGGCCAGTCAGCGCTCGGAAAGCGCTGATGAGCCTTGCTTTGACACGTCCAGCTAGGGGGTTCACCCTCATAGCCATTGACCGGGTAGTAGTGATCTTTTATACTATGCCCGTGAGAACGTGTGAAGTGTGTCTCGTATCCAGTAGTAAAGGTTAGCCCATGGTGGGCACCTAGTCCTGAAAGGAAGTCGCCGACTGATACAAACCAATCGATCACGAAACTAAGAGGGAGTAATTCCCAGGCTACCGCTAAAGGGTTAGTTAGACCCAAGGCACTAAGGCCTGCAATACGCTCATCGGAGACTCGGTACTTCAATCCGATCTCTACTCCAACAGTCGCTGTACCAGTTACCTCGTACCGCGTCGTCGAAAAGGATGATAAGTCCCTATCTTCAACGTGCACGACACGCACCTCGCCCAAAGTAGGTCGAGCAAAGGCGTGTTGGATTGACTGAGACATGTTGTAAATATCAGAAAGGAGGGGTTTCCACCCATACTGATACTCTAACCAACGATTATGAAGCTCCCCACCGGGGAGGCCCATAACGGAATCTTTGCTAGACAGTACGTCAGCAATATTCCCGCCACCGAGATCCTTCTTTCGAAGAATCCGTTTTCCTCTCACCTTAGCTAGGCCAAGGTAAAAGGCGGCATCGCCCACTTTCCCTTTCCGAAGCGCGTTTAACGCTCGGATCAGGTTAATGGTGGTATCCCGCATTAGTTTGCCAGTTTCACCTAGCTCACCAATGGAGACACCAAGGTCAACATCACTACTGTTCAATTGAGACAAGGCCCTGTTACGGGCCGTCGCCACTACCTCCTGTGGTACATTCGGGTATCCACCCGTTTTAATGTACGGCCGAACCAGACTAACGGTCGGCCAACCCACCTTCCCTTCGTAAGAAGACGTGGAAGTTGTATGCCACGCACCATTGCAGAATTCCAGCGAGGGTATCTTATGACCCTCTACGGAACCGCCTTGGCAGCGATAATCATACGCGCGGTTAGGAGTTGCGTTCACGTGGTTACCTATGACAAGGTTACTTCGTGCCGCACGCCGGAAACCCGGCTTGGTAGATTGAACAGAATACACATGATCCTCCGCGCAAGCGGAGTGCGTAGTCCAAACTAATGAACTATGCTGATCAGTTGCGACTATGTCGCGCATTAGGAACTCTCCTTCCGTTATTTCAAACGGACGGGGAGCCAGAGCCATCTTTCGATAGGCTTGCGGGCCAAGGCCCGTCCTGCTACACGTAGCCCACGCAGATCTTTTCGGAAAGAGCAAAGAAATTCGCTCTCAAGGAAAGTCTTCGTACGTAAGCAGCAGCCC